CGATAATCTTACAAAAGAGATTACTTACAAGAATTTTCCAAGATGAAAAATTCTCTGAAAGTTGATTTCTTTTGTTATCGTTAAGAAAGTTCGAAGTTCCTAAAGGTAAGCAAGCTGCAGATGCAAACAAAGTCATTCCTGATTTTGTTTCATATGCAACTGGCCAACCAATGGGAACTTACTCCTCTTGAGCAGTATTCACATTAACACACCATCTGCTTGTACATTATTGTGCCTATCTTAATAAAATTGATAATTTTGATCAATATATTATTTTAGGTGATGACATTGTCATCAAACACGATAATGTGGCTAAAACATATATAAACGTTTTAACCAAGATGGGAGTTGATGTGTCTTTAAACAAGACTCATGTATCGAAAGATACTTATGAGTTTGCTAAAAGATGAATACGTATTCAAAATGGGAAACCTTTTGAAATTACAGGTATACCTTTAAAAGGTATTATTAATAATTTTAAGAATCCTTATACAGTTTTCACTGTATTATACGATTACTTTAAAATTAAAAATAACCTGTATGTATCTAAATACTCTTTGGTTGAGATGGTTAGAAGGTTGTTTCTTAAATTTCCTTTAACAGAATATAAGAAAACAAAAGAAGGTTCTAAAAAGAACATTCGAATGTTATCTTTATCTGTAAAGGGATTTAAGAGGATCAAAGCTCTATCCTTGTCATTGGATATTGATTTTGGTTACTATAGTTATGATAAACTCAGAAGTTTATTTACAACTATGGTAACTAATGATCATTATCCTATACCGGATGAAAGAGTAGCTCTTTTAGAATATAAAAGAATTCTTTCATCAGGAATGGCAGGAATAGTTGGAAAAATCAACAATAGTGTCTTAAACAACCCGGATTTATTAATAAATAAATTCGATGTTGAAGATAAGAACCTATTGGCTGATAATCCAGTCTTTTTGTCAATTTGTAATACCATAACACGATCTTGGGAGATCGTCAAAGCGTGAGATCTTTCAGACAACGTTGTTCTTCACAACGCTGCAAAAGAAATTCACGATCTGGACATTGAAGCAATTTTCAATAAAGACCGAAACAAAATTCGTTCTTTACTGTTAGTTGGTTCAATGATCAGGAATGGCTTCAATCAATTAAATGCTACTGATGAAATTTGGTACGGTTCTTCATGAACCGAATCAACTTTCACCGCTCCTACTGATGCTGTTAAGTCTTTGCAACTTAACTTCAACAATAGTAAGCTTAGAAGCATTCTTGATGGAAAATGACAAAAACTCACCGCTGACGCTAGAGATCCGGTATTATTTGAAGAATACCGTAAATCCTACGAAAACATGTGAGAGAACTTTAAGCTTTAATGGCAACCTTTAGGATTATATGAAACTATAAATAGTAACATATAAAGCCTTCT